TAATAATTCAAGGTGCAGACATTGTAAAAGTGGGTATAGGACCAGGTAGTGTGTGTACTACTAGAATAATGGCAGGTGTAGGTGTACCACAATTTTCAGCAGTAATGGAATGTGCTGACGCTGCTAATGGAGTTGGAGGACATATAATGGCTGATGGAGGTTGTACAGAACCAGGAGATATAGCGAAAGCATTTGGTGGTGGTGCTCATTTTGTGATGTTAGGTGGAATGTTAGCAGGACATAATGAAAGTGAAGTAGAATTAAAAGATGGACAAAGAGAGTTTTATGGGATGTCTTCTGATAGAGCAAGAGAAGTACACGGAAAACGAAAAGATGGTTATAGAGGTAATGAAGGACGAGCAGTAATATTACCTGATAGAGGTGCTGTTAAAGAAACAATAGAAGATATATTAGGGGGTGTTAGGTCAAGTTGTACCTATATTGGTGCAAGACGACTAAAAGATATTCCTAAATGTGCAAGTTTTGTTAGATGTAACCAATCATTGAATACAGTATTTGAAACTTATGATAATAACGCATAATATACCTTGGGATAAATGTTTAAGTAAACAGTTATTTCCTGCCATAGAAAAAGGTTGGACTGATACAGATAAACCTGTTCACTTTTTTTGGGGGTTAGCTGGACAGAATAGAAAAGAAATACGTAAATGTATGGAGAGTGGTGAGGAATGGTGGTACGTAGATGTTGGTTATTTAACACAACAAATTACAAGATATCCAGAACCTAAAATACACGATTACGATAAGACATATTTTAGAATATGTAAAGGTAATATACACACGATTAGGTGCAAAGTTGGACCTGGTTCAAGATTACAGAAACTAGAGCATCAAGGGATTGATGTACAGTTTAAAGGGTGGAATACTGGAGAAACAACTCATATACTAGTAGCACCTTCTTCTGAAACGGTAACTTACCAAATCAATGGTATGAGCCAATCACAATGGGTTGAACAAGCAACAAAACAGATAGCAGAACATACAGATAAACCAGTTAGATTTAGAAATAAACCTAGACCTGGTAATGAGTTTTGGAATACAGATATTAAAGAAGACTTAAAAAATGCTCATTGTTTGGTAACCAATATGAGTTTATCTGCTATTGACGCAATATTAAATCAAGTACCTGTAATATGCCATCAACGAAACATAGCGTCATTTGTTTCATCAAAAGATATAAAGTTTATAAACAAACCAATGAGACCAGGAAGAAAGACTATAACAGAATGGTTAAAGATGGTTGCAGAAAATCAATTTACAATATCTGAAATTACAGATGGAACTGCTTATAGAACATTACAAGAACAAAACGTATGATGAATTTTTGCTGTGTATATTATGGAACAAAGTATTCACTAGATTATGTACAAGTGCTATACAATATGGTTAAAAGACATTTAACCATACCCCATAAGTTTATATGTTTTTCAGACCACGTAAAACCTCAAAAGATATTAAAAGGTGACATAGAATTTAGAAAGTTTAGAGATTCAACTTATGACGGTTGGTGGAATAAAATGCAGTTATTTAGAGAAGAGTCAGAATTAAAAGGTCCTTGTTTATATATGGATTTAGATGTAGTGATTTTAGATAACATCAATGAATTAGCGACATTTGGTGATGATATGACATTTGGTGTAATAAACGATTTCAACCTAGCAACGAAAGAGTATAATTCAAGTATAATGAAATTCAATAATGAAGTTGCAACTAAATTAGTATGGAATAAGTTTTTAGAAGATAAATCTAATTTAATGAAATTGCAAGGTGACCAAAACGCAATGTCCAAATTAGTTAAAAATAGTAAGAATTTAAAGGTTATGCCAGACGAATGGACATATTCTTATAAATGGCATAGTAGAAAAGACCCTAGATTTCATAAGTCAGGTTGGAAGTTTGAAAAGAAAGAAAAAGCGAAAGTTGCAGTATTTCACGGAAGACCTTTACCACACGATTCAGACCAAGAATGGGTCAAGAAATTGTGGAATTAGAACAAAACAAGAACAAATATCTCTAAAAAGTCAGTAAAATCAACGTAAATTAACTATTGACTCTCCCGAAAAACTCCTGTATAGTATACACATACTATGAAAATAAACACTATGAAAAAAACAAATCAAGTAAAATTAAATGACGTTGACTATACTTTTAATGTAGTTTATTTAAGAGAATATATTGATCCAGATGACCAAGAATTCTTTTATGCATACGAAACTATCTATAGAAACGTTCCATATAAATTCAAAGACAAATTCAATACAAAATCTATGAAGATGAAAATTCTTAAATATTGTGATTGGAATTATAAAGAACCTGCTGTTAACTTTCAAAACGTAACTAAAGTTGAATTAATAGACCAAGATGAATATTATAAAACATATGAACAAGTATTCGGTGATGTTGCAGAAGACAATAAATCAATGTTTAATGATTACGGTCAATCTTATGACAGACAATCTTTCAGAAAAGATTTTAATAAAGAATTAACATATAAATTAAACCCAATAAAAAGAAAAGTAGAACAAATGAAAGGACTAAACTAATGAGTGCAACTAAAAATCTCGCTTGGGACCAAGCAACTGAATTTTTAAGTAAAGTTGAAAGCAAGTTATTAGACGGTGAAATGACTAAAGAAGTTGCTTTAAAGAAACTTAATGAAACAAATTATAACATTGCAATGGAAGGACTAGACTCTCCTGATAATATAGAAGAGTGGATTGACCTTACAATTGCAGATAGACAAAATCAAGTACAACAATTAAGAAACGGAGGAACAATATGAGTAATATAACAGACCAATATATCGGAAAAGACGATATCGGTAAAAACCTATACAGAAAGAAAACTTATTATACTTTATGCATAGAACAAGATTGTCTTGCTAAAAATCAAGAAGAAGCAGACACTAAATTAAGTGATTGCGGAATTGATTATAGTAAAATCAATAAAGACTTAGCAGAAGAAAAAAACGGTGTTGAAACCTATATGACAGACGCCAATTATACAGATTCAGATAAAACTGAATATGTTGCAAAAGTTGTTTATGATGACTATGACGGTTTAGAAAATGCCATAGAAAACGGTGATGTTGAGTTAGACACATACGCTTTAGAAAATGATATAGTTACAGCAGACGGTAAAGTTGTTGATAAAGAAGAATCACCACTTGACGATTTGAAAGTAGCATTAAACCAATGACAATCGGATACGCAGTATTATTATTTACAATCGGAATGACCTTAACAATAGTTGGGTTTTTCCTTGCGTATAATTACGGAAGTAAAGAGAAGAAAAAAGAAAAATTAACAACTGTTCAACAATCATTAAGAGATTTAAATAATGGAGATACTGACTAATGAAATATAAAGAAGATAAAATATTAAAAGAAGTATTAGAATATATTAAGACAACTTATTCTAAACATTATTCAACTACTAAAGAAGGTTTCCAAGTACAAGACATATTAAGACATTTAGATATAGATAAAGATTTCAGTTTATCAAATGCAATAAAATACCTTATGAGATATGGTAAAAAAGACGGAAGAAACAAATTAGATTTATATAAAGCAATACACTATATTGTTTTATTAATCAATAGTGAAGAAAACGGATCCACTTTAATGGAACCTAATATGGAAAAAATACAACAAACAATAAAAGAATTATCAGTTACAAAATGAAAAAGAAAACAAAAAAACTTATATTAGAATTATTAGATTTTTGGCCAATGACAATAGTTGTGCCAACAATGATTATTTTAATTTTAACAGCAAATATATGGTAAGTAATAAGATTATATACAAAAAAATGAATTTTTACTATGATGTAAATGATATGAATATATCTATTCACGGTACAGACTGGAAACCAGTAGAGTTTTTAAGTAATGAGGACCAAAGAGAAGAAGTAAAACAACATATATTAAAAAAAGATTTAACACAAAGAATAGGAGGCGAAAAGTATATGAAACTAGTAAAACCAGAACCAGAAGATTCAATTATAGATACAATGCTACAATTGGAAAACGAAATGGCAATAGGAAAATAATATGGACGGAAACGGAATGATATTGTTAATCCTGTTTATTTTTTCAATGGCAGGTTTAGTTTATATGATAATTTTATCAAATGAAATGAGTACGTTAATTGATAGATTATTGAATAGAACTAAAAGACTAATGAATAGAATAGACAAGATAACAGATGAAAAAGATGAATAATCCCGCTATAGCAGACTATCAAAGTAGTTGGAAAAGCTCACCAGCGCTCTTGCTAGGGGGTCGGAAATGCAGGAAAACGAGTAAAATAGAGCATAATTTAAGGATTGACATTAGCAACGATTTATGTTAATATTAAGACAATTGAGAAAGGAATATACATTATGAGTACGGTGATATACAATAAAGAGAACATCTACAAAGAGTTTAATGTTGCAAAACAAAAAGACATTGAACTATCAGACAAGAAAACACAAGAAGAAAAAGAAGACGATATCCATACAAACAGATTGCAGTTTTGTAAAGACCATAAAGAACTAAATGAGAAAGACCCAGGTTTATACGATTGCGATATTAAGTGGGACAGTTTAATAACTGCTTATTCTTCTGAAAGTCCAAGAGACCATTTCTATAAATCAGTATTCGGCAGAACATATGCTGAACAAATGAGTTTTGAAACTTCTGAATCAGAAAAAGATGATGACGGAGGAGAAGATTCATATTATAGAAGTAGAAGAAAGAATAGAAGTTATAAAAGATAATATGCCAAAGTTTAAAGAAATTTTTGACCCACAGCAAACCGTTTGTGATGATTTTCACGAATGGGTAAGAATAGAAACAGAAAAAGTTAATGATCCAGTAATGGTTCAGATGACAATTTTGGGTCAAACATTAAAAATTATGAAGTCAGTAATGCCTAGTGCAGACTATGACGGAATAATGGAAACGGTTTATCAATCAAAAGATAGAATTGAACCGTTTAAAAAGGTAAGTGTACATTAATAGAAGGAGAATATTATGAAAACTATAATGTCAATACTAGTGTTAATTATGCTATCAACGTCTGCTAATGCAGGAGCCGTTGAAGATAAGATTAATGCAGTAAATACGTGGTTTGCTAATGAGAAGCAATCTACTATAGATTTCCAAAAAGTACAATGGGAAGATGGTAAAAACCAAATTGCTAGTACTATTGCGAAATTTAAAAAAATGTTGAACTGGAGTAACTAATGAACGATTTATATATAAATTTTTCATATACTCTTGAACCTTGGTTATTACTAGGGTTAAAAGTTTTAGCGGTTTATTTTTTATATAAGATTGCTAGAAATTTAAGAAGTATATTAAAAGAGATTTGCCACATTGGTAATACAAAAATGGGCAAACCTTTGGTATTAAAGAAAAGAGTGAAATAATGGCATACGGAGATTTTGTTTGTACAAGTGCCAATGACGGTACACATTATTTCAGACCTATTACTGCTAGAGCACATACGTTCTGGCAGGAAAAGGGTTTTAATAATTATGTTATTGATAATAACGAAGACTATTACATAGTTAAGAGTGTTAATAGTCAGAAAATATGTAATGAGATACGCAAAAATAATATGGATTTTACTAGTTAGTTTATTACTAACAAATTGTGCTAACAGGTCACATACAGGTGCCGTGTTAGGTGCAACATCAGGAACAATGTTATGTTTAGAGTACCTAGGAGATAATCCTTATTTGATTGCTGCTTGTGCAACTGGTAGTGCTTTTGCAGGTGCAGAACTTTTATATAAAGGTGATAAAGATATACATAATGCCGTATTTGTAGACCATTTAAATACAAGTCCAAATGGTGCAAGTTATACAAATTGGTATAATCCAAAAAATGGTAATAATGGAACTATACACATAACAAAATCTTATTTGATTGGTCCACTTAAATGTAAAGATTATGACCACGTAGTAGATATAACATCAGGTTGGCCAATGATTGGAATTGGTAGAGTACAAAGAGAAGTTGTCTTTGGAAGTGCTTGTCAGTTGCCAGACGGACAATGGATTGAAAAACCTGCTGGGTTAGTTGCTGATTATCTATTGGAAGGAAATAAATGAGAAATCCAGAAAAAATTATAGCTACAACAATATTAATATTCTTATTAATATGTGCATATGCAGTAAGTGGTGCTCAAGCGTGTGTAGATTGTGATTTAAATAAAAAAGAATTTGAAAAAACTGCTGAAGTAATGGAAATAGAGTGGCACAATCCAGATGGAACTATACAACGTAGTACAAAAGTTGTAGATGGTTCTCAAAAGATATTATATGATAATGTTAAGCCAGTAACTAAAAATGATACTGACCAATTTTGTTATATAAAAGTTATTATTAAACAAGAGTCAAATGGAAATATATCCAAAGAAGAGAAATTATATTGTTCCGATGGAAGTAGTGGCATAGATACACCTTCTTATTGGGAACTTTTTGCCCAGTTTTACTACCGTGATATACCTACACCAGAGTATTGTAGATATTATAGTCGTAAGAAACACGCTTTTAAATCGTTCGGAAAAGTGTGCTTAAATAAGGACGGAGAATGGAAGGTAAAATAAATGATTAAAAATATAATCATAATTGCTCTCCTATTAGTTATTGTATATGGAGTAAGTGCTACAGAATTTTTGGGTTATGCTCAATCTAGCATTGACTTATTGCAAGAACTGTTATATAATGTACAAAGGAGTGTGAAAAACTAATGAACAAATACATTAAGATTTTATTAGTTACAGTACTAGGTCTATTATTGACTAATTGTGCTGCTAATTATAAAATCAAAAGTGAAAAAGGAAAAGTAGTTAATACTGTTCCAAAATGGTATATGAATGATTTTTCTGAAAAAGAAGCTTGTGATATAGCAAGATTCGGTAAAGAAAAAGAAAAGCAATGTATCTTTGGAGTTGGTACTAGCGTTTCACCAGACTTAAATCTCGCAATTGAGAAAGCTAAAATGATAGCGAAAGCTGAAATAGCAGACATTATCAAAGGGGAGATGAATAAAGAGTCAAAACAATTTATTACTGAAATTGGTAAATCAAACAGTAAGACAGTTGTTAGTGAAGTAGAATCTGTATTGGTCAATATTATTAAAGATACACCAGTTAGAGGATATGAGATTTTTGCTCAAGATGTAACCTTAACAAAGAACGGTTACTATAGAGCTTGGATCGGCTTGAGATTGCCATTAGGTGAATATAATAAAATGTTCAACTATACAATAGAACAAGCAACAGACGCTTATAACTTAAAGTATCACGCTGACAAATCATTTGAAAATCTTATGAAAAAGGATGACAATGATAAAGAAGTTAGCGATTAAAGATATCACAGTATATTCAAAACAAAATTGTGTATACTGTGTGAAGGCAAAGTCCCTTCTAAAGGGACTTGGTCTAACTTTTACAGAAAAGAAATTAGAAGAATTTTCGTCTGTTGACGAAATGATTAAGGACATTGGTAAAAAAGTAAGAGCAATGCCTCAAATCAAAATAGACGGCGAACTAGTCGGTGGATATAATCAACTTATAGAATATTTTAATAATAAAGGTGTAGTGAATTTTAAAGGTGAGATTATCCGTGATTAAAGATAAAGATAAGAAAAAGGGTAAATTAATTTTATTTCCTGAAAACAGAATTAAAAAAAGAATTACAAAACCACAAGAATCCCCATTTACAAAACGATTAAAAGAGCAACAAACTAGAGAGTTTATTGAACATAGTGTAGATGAAGTTGGATTTGATTTATTAAGAAAATTTAATGATATGGGATTAAAGACTTCAAAACAATCATTTACTAAAGACCTTGCGTTAGTTATTGATTGTATAAGAGGTTTAATTTATAGAGATTTTGATATGGCACACGCTGCTCAATTAATGGCAGATAAAATGGTAGCAATAAAATTTAATAGAATGGGTAGAGCATCCGCTGCCAGGATAGATTATTCAGATTTTTTAAAAGCAAAACCAAATAAACAAAGAAATATTTTTAATAAAGAATTTAAAGAAGAGTTAAATGATTTACAAGATGGATCAGATATGTTTGAGTCTGATATGGATTTGAACGGTGATGATGATAAGAAATAGTTTAATAATATTAATAATGCTAACTTTTATGGGTTGTACAAAACCAAAAACTGAACTGAATGCAATGGAGAAATTTTTTGATTGTATTGGTAGTGGTAATTGTGAAGCATTTAAAAAGAATTCCGTAGAGGAATAGTCCTATGCAGACTTTAAAAAGCAAAAATAAAGGAGGAAGAAACATTATGTTTTTTTCAAAAAGTAAAGTTGCAGTTGCAACTAAAGGCAGAAAAAGACTGTCTAAAACTCAAAAAGTATTAAACTTATTTGAGAAAGGTGAACCAGTTTCTTGGAAACATTTAAGAAACAGATATGACCTGATATCACCAAGAGCGATGGTTGACAAACTACGTTCAAAAGGTCATATGATTTATATTAATAAATCATCTTCAGGTACATCTTATAGATTGGGTACTCCTACAAAAGCTATTATAGCTGCTGGGATACAAAAACTATACGGTACTGAATACGCTTATAGTGCGTAATAGAATCGTAACCAATACGATTGATGTAGGCGACTCTCGGGTCGCCTATATTTTTATATACAATGAAAACAACAGATTTAACACCAGTAGAAATACATAACAACATCTATTACAAAAGGGATGATTATTATGCTCCATATGGTAAAGACAATGTTAATGGAGGTAAGACAAGACAGGCAATTTGCTTGTTTAGAGAATTAAAAGATGAAATTAAAAACAAATATAACGGTGGAGTAGTTACAGGTTCATCTGTTAATAGTCCACAAGCACCTATCATAGCGGCAGTTGCTCAAGACTTTGGTTTTAAATGTGTTATAGGTGTAGGTGGTACAACACCTAAAACAATAGACACCCACCATATGATAAGATTATCAAGACACTATGGTGCTGATATTGAAAACGTTGCAGGTCACGGATATACAGTTGCAATAGATAGTGGATTAAAAAAGAAAGTAATATCTAAAAAAGGTTATATGTTAATCAAGTTTGGTAATAGTGCTGCTACGAATCCTGAATCAATATTTGATAGTGTTGCTAATCAAGTTAAAAATATACCTGACGAGTTAGATAACATAGTAATTTCAGTAGGTAGTGGTATACAGTTTGCAGGTATAGTAAAAGGTATAGAGAAGTTTAAGAAAAAAGTAAAAAGAATTATAGGGGTCACCTTTGTTGACCGTAGTAAAAAGATTGACGAGTATTTAAATCAATTTAGTAATCTTGAATCAGGTTTTAAGAAGTTTCAAGATTATGAAATGTACAAAACACCATATCCATATTCAAAACCCATATGGGAAGATGTTGGTAATGGCTTTATTGACGATATATACGAAGGTAAAGCACATAAATGGATGAGAGAGAATATAGATACTACAAAAGAAAAGACGCTATTTTGGAGTATAGGGAGAAGATTAACAGCGGAACAGGTAGATAAGTTATATAAATAGATATATGATTAATATTAGAAATTGGAGTATAAAATGGCAGAAGAAGCAAAACAACATCCATCATTAATAAGTAAGTCCTCTATGGAAGCAATGGCCAGCACCGCTGGTTCAGGTGACTTGCTATTTTCAGAAGTCTTAACTAGAGTAAATAACGCAAAAGATAAATCTAAAAAGTTGACGGTCTTAAAACAATATGACCATCCATCTTTAAGGATGCTTTTAAAAGGATCATTTGATCCTAGTATTGAGTGGGAGTTACCAGACGGTACACCTCCTTATATGGAAAATCCAGCACCGAAAGGTACTGAACATACAACACTTAAAACTGAAGCAAAACGTTTGTGGCATTTTATTAGAGGCGCAGACAATAAAACTACAAAAACTCAAAAAGAAACTATGTTTATCCAAATGTTAGAAGGATTACATATGGACGAAGCGAGATTATTGCTTAGTGTAAAGAATAAAGAATTACATAGAGCATATAAAGGGTTAAGCGACTCTGTAGTAAAAGAAGCGTTTAGATGGAACGAATTGTATCAAAAAGAAGAACAAAAAAAGAACATATAGTCAAAAAGACTTGGTTTTACTTGATTTTAAGTGCTTGACTTTCCTTTCTTTTATGTGTATAATAGATACATATAAACAATAAATATAGAAAGAGAGAATATATTATGAAAAAAGTGATGTTTATTATACTATTGAATTTAGTACTATGGTTTGGACTAACTAGTCTATCCAATATTGCTAATGCAAATGATTATAATAAAGCAGTTATAGCACACGTTATCAAGGAAAACCTTGACGGCAACGGTGTAGATTCAACTGCTTTAATGGAGGCAGAACTACATAGGATAGTATACGCTATGATAAACGAATTTAGTGGCGTATTACAAGAACACCTACCAAATATACTAGATAGTATTGCTAGTGAAATCAGACAAAAAAACGATAAAGAGTTTAAATGTGCTCTTTTAAAAGGTAGTGACTATGAGTGTAATTGAAAATATAGTTAACGTTTTACATTGGATATATCAATATATTCCTAGAGAATTAGTAATAGTAATTCTTGGGAGTATGATTTTATTTGTTATTTTAGAATTAGGGGATAGAAAAAGAAAAAGAGAATGGCTAAAAGAACAAAAACAGTTACAAAAAGGCAGAAAATCAAAAGAAAGTTAAAGAAGGAACTTTCTGCTGTGAAGATGTTAAAATATACAACTACATATAAGGATATCAAAAAGTATTTTAAACTTATTAATGAACACGTGTTTGATAATAAGTTATCTCCCTTTAATGATATTGAGTTGGTACATAAACCAAGAAATTACATAGGACAAGTTGTAATAAATGATAAGATAGGCAAAGGAACTAGAAACTTTGTATTAGAAATGTTAAAGTCTTATGGTAATAAAAAAGAATTTGTTGATACGTTGGCACACGAAATGATCCATCTGTATCAAATGGCAAATTTAGGTGATACAGGAAATCATAACGACACGTTTTATAGTTTTAGACCAAAACTGAAAGCAGTCGGATTAGATATATAAATAAAACAAGGAATAGATTATGGCAGAAGTGAGAAAGACAAAGGAACTAGACTACTATTTAAAGAGAATAATTTTAAAGGTTCCAGACAAAATTCAACAGTTTATAGATAATGCAGAAGGTGAATTCTCTATGACTTATTATACTGGAGATTGGTCAAAAGACATATATGATAACTTTACTGAAATACAAGCAGAAAAGATATTCAAACGTATGGCACAATTTCAGAACAAGATAAGTTTTGTCCAAAGGAAAAATGATCCATCAATCGGTGGATATGAATATCAGATAGCGAGGTTTTAATGAAACTGAACTTAAAAAAATATTCAGGTGCTTTCAGAAAAACATATTGGTGGATTAAAGCAATTTTATTAGTTGTTTTTGTATCTTCACTAGCATATGGTTGGGGAACATTTAAACCTAATCCTATTGCAGTTAAGAAAGCAACAGAAGAAGTTAGAATAGAACACGCAATTTGGGCAGAAAAATTAGGACTACACGAACCTAGTTTTGAATATACAAATAATAAAGAATTTATATTAGAAGTCAATAAGTGCCTTGACTAGATTTGATAAGGTTTTAGATAAGATAGGTTGTAAAGAGCGTTATATTCTGGCAGGAAACCATGATGAATGGCTTGATATGTGGG